CCATTAGGATACTCATAAAGTATCACCTCTCTCCAATTCTTCGGTCTCTGATCAGTTGCCCAATCACCACTTCCACGCATTCCTAAAAAACCAGCCATGTCAATACCTCCAAAAATTAAGTTCTAATTAATATTTTAAGTTACTGGTAGTACCGCTGCATCTCTCCAGTTAAGTCCACAGTATCCAGTACGTTTACTTACAGCATGATTATCATCTGCAAAGTAGGCGAAGTGACAATCATCTACAAAGAACATTCCAGCAGTGGGAGTATTAGTAACTGTGATACCTACTCCATTAGTTACATCCTCGGTGAAGAACCTACACCCAACTACTCTTGTGTAGGGTCTATCTGCAGTACCTGGAGTATGGACATATCCCTCTCCAGCAGTGCCAATCTGAAAAGTACAATCTATAATCGCAGCCCGAGTAGCATTCATCCTAACTCCTACATTACCTCCACAGACAAACCCACAGCGCTCGATGATAGTATCAACCGCATCGAACGTTCCACCAGCATCAATACCATAAGTGGCAGTAGCACTACCAAAATGGCAATCGTGGATATGAGTTTTATAAACAGCTGCAGTGTGGTCAATAGCTATTACAGCTTTTGCGTTGTTCTGAATAAACGAGAGATTACAAATCTCAATCTGGTCAGCTGCGATAGTTATAATAATATGATCTGCAGCACTAGCTTTCAAGGACGTAGTTCCATACATATACCCAGAGGTATTAGAACCCTTCAGGGTTAAACCCTTCTGAGTAAGGTTGAGAACCGCTCCTTCGTCATACACACCCTGCTCGATAACTATAGTATCATAGTCACCTGCAACAGCTAAGGCAGCCGTAACAGTTTTAAACGCAGACTTCCAACATCTACCATCGCCCGCTGTAGACGCATTTTTATCTACATACCAGATATCTCCATGAGCATTTCTCGTGAGATCCTTGACATTAGGACGATAGAGATGGTCATATACTCCAAGGTAGTTGTTACTATACCACTGGGTATATTTAGCTAATGTGATAGGAGTAGCAACATTCTCTATCACATTATCAAAGATTGTTAAACAGCCGAGAGTAGGAGTGTTACTGATAAGGATACCAGTATCCGTACTATTCACTCCCATTATCCTATTACCAATGTATCTGGTATAGGGACGATCTGCTGTGTCAGGAGCGTGTTGGATAGCTGTTCCACCAGCTGCTAAGTTGAAAGTACAATCTACAACCGCACATCTAGTTGCGTTAAAATATACTCCAACAGTCGCTCCTACCGTGAACGAGCAACGTTCAACTATCGTATCAACAGCGTCAAAAGTCGCACCTGCATATACCCCGTAGGTAGCAGTCGCAGACCCAAAGTGACAGTCATGAATATGAGTCTTATACACAGCCGCTGTATGGTTGATACTAATTACTTTATTAGCGTTATTCTGGATAAAGGACAGAAAAGCTATTTCCACTTGATCAGCTTGAATTTCCAGAATAACATGATTAGCTGCAGAGGCTTTGAGTGAAGTAGTTCCATACATATAATTGGTAGTGTTCATACCAAAGATACGCAGGCCCTTCTGGGTAATATTCAGTACAGCACCTTCATCATATACACCCTCTTCAATCAGAATAGTGTCATAATCTCCAGCAGCCGCTATAGCCTCAGTTACTGTTTTAAATGCTAATTCCCAAGAAGTTCCGTTACCAGTAACAGAATTATTCTTATTAACATACCACACTTGACCACTAGGAACAATAAAGTTTCTAGCAGCAAAATTACCTCCAGGCAGAGTTATGTTTACTCCGTCTGACCTGATTCCCGCTCGGAGCAGAGCACCTTTCCAAGACATAATATACCTCCAGTTAAGTAGTTACAGAGTTGAACAGCACAATCCACTTATACCCTGTCGAATATAGGATAATAGTTTGTGCAGTAGTAGCACTAATATCTCCCTTCGCTGCATCACCATCTTTGTCAGCAATAGTTACTGACCCGGCAGCAAAAGTAGGAGAAATAGCATACAACTTACCCATTGCTTCTCTAACAGACGGAAGAGTAATATTGAAAGCAGTTGCTGCAGCTAGATCAATAAATACCATCTGCTCAGTAACTGACATCTCATACCCATCATCTGCGTCGACCAGAAACACAGTCTTACCACTTTTTGTGAGTGAGCCAGAACTCCTCTCATCGCCAATCTTCAACTCATCTAATACAGACTTTCCAGTTTCCAGACTCATTTTAAATACCTCCTAATAGGTTAGAATTTCATCAATTTCTTTTTGTATTCCTGTAGAACTAACAGTTTTCTTCTTAGTACTATTTGGATCTACAAATGCAGGGTCATTAAACTTAGTATTTTTAACTGTCCGTTTGATACCTAGTAGTTTACGAGTTCTATCGGCAGCTTCTTTCAAAGCTTCTGGAACGGCTAAATCAGGTTTTTCAGCGTGAACCTGAGTTAGTACGTGTTTCACAGTGTTTCTAACTAGAACTAAATCCTCGTTAGCTTTATAGAAATCGTTAACTATTGCATCAGTATTATTAACGTCTTTCACACGAGTATCTATCAGGTTAGGTAATGCAGACAAAATGGCTTTAGCTGCATCTTCTTTAGCATCGGCTCGTGCCTTTGCGTAGATCTGATTTAGTAAACTGTTCAGCTGATCTTTGTTATCTATAAGATCATCAATACTTTTGTCTCCAAGAAAGTCTATAGTCTCTACAATATCTTTAGTTGAGGAAGAAGTAGGCACATCTTCCTTAACTTTCTCATCTGCTTTTGGCATAACAGGAGTAATAGATAGAGGAGGAACTGTAGTAATACTCTCAATATGAGACAATAACAACTTAACTCTTTCCTGCAATTCTTCTCTAGTCTCCTCTCCACCTTCAGTAGAAAGTGTAGGAGTAGAAATAGTAACTTCTTTCGCAGGTGTACCATCATCAGATTTCGGAGCAGGCGCTCCCCCCTTATCATCTGGTATAGTTTCATCTTTCTTCCCCTCAGGATCAGGAGTTATAGACGGAGTCGTCTCATCAGTCTTCACATCCTTAGGTGGAGGAGTAGTAGTTGGAGGAGTAGGATCTCCCACAGGTGTTTCTAGACTGGGATTAGGCGTCTCACTAGCAAGGCTACCGATGAGATCGTCAATCTCTTTAGAAATATCAGTCATTGTTAGTCTCCTTTCTTTCATTATCCTCAATAATATTATCTCTTAGAACACTAGGCATTAAGAGAACCCTTCTTATTATATCTGCTCCACCCTGTAACTCTTTAAGAGTCTCAAGGTCTGGAGTTTTTTCCTTACTTTCAAGTGCATCTCTAATTCCTTCTAACCAGATATTAAGTTCATAAGTCATGTCCTTCCAAATACTACTATCAATAAATTCTTGGAAAGAATTAGCTGAACTTTTATATTCCTTATCCATTCATACCTCCTATTCCAGGCATAGGAATAATATTTCCCTTATTTGCCTGATCCATTACTTCATTATCAGGCAGGATTTTAGGCTTAATCTTGAAATCACTCACGTTTTTAGCTCCTCCAAGAGTTGCTATATACTCAAATATCCTTACCATATCAAACTGCTGTCCAAGTCCAGGGTTTTCAGCTAATATCTTATATATCTGACTCCACGATTCCATAGAACCATTTGGTAAACTACCATCACTGACCATTACGTCATAGTTTACCATCAAATCAAAGGGAGAAACTTTAGCTTTACTACCATTTCCAAAAATCTGAGTCAGTTCCTCTTGCCATCTTCCAGTAATATCAACGTAAGTTTCCTCACTCATCAGTTGTTGAGTATGTTCAGCCATCATATAACCAAGGTCTTGCATAGATTGCATACTAATAATCCTTGCAAGACGTTCAACACGAGAAATAGCACTTGAGCGAGTTCCCTGAAACTCACCTTTAGTCAACCTTTCAGGTCCACCTTGACGTAGTGCACCCATTAGACTCTCGTCTGCACCTCCTATTTTGTTCATCCACTCGAGAATGAAGGAGGAATCCTGGATATTAGCACGAGTAATATCATTTACATTTAGTTGTTGAATAACATCTTTCACTCCCTTACCCCACGCAGGTCTACGTAGACGAATAAGTTTTCCAGGATTAGGGTCTTTTAAGTCTGCGATATTAACCTGGTAGGGGTCGACTACTAACATATCATTAATAGATTTACGAACATTAGCAATATGTGAGTTGAAGAGGAAATTCAATACTTCCTGCATACCATACAGAATTTCAGTCCTTGCTAATGGTAATACTGAGTACCCATCAAAATCAGGAGCTGCAGTTACAATAGGAAACATTCCGTGAGTCAGTTCAAGTTTCTTGGCTTGAATAATGACTTCATCATTTGCTAGTGCAAATAACCACTTCTCAGGTTGTTCACTAGTTCCCAACTGCCAGTCCTTTGGGATCAGATCTATATACATCCAGATAACATCAACTGAGTTGTGGAGAGTGACATCAAGAAGAGTGTATAGACCTACTCCAGTTTTCTTATTCCTATCAGACCTGTTATCCTTAAAGATGGAACTACCCTGTAATCTAAGGTCTTTAAGATACTTGACGTTGAATATAGCTCCACCACCTGAGGACTCACGTTTCATCAGGTCTAGTCTATTAGTAGGTTCAACCCACCCTACAAACTCTCCATCTTGTATTCTTTGAATAGGAACAGAAGGATCTGGGAGGTAAAGATAAGGATCAATATTATTTAGTTTATTACCCTCATAAATAACAGTTTCTCGAAAATCTCTCTCCCCATATAAGGTCTTATAAGGTTTCATTCCCATTCTCTTAGTCCACACAGGTGCACTAGCTCCCATACCATAAACTAAAGAATCACGAAGGAAGGTATGTAGGGAGAGACCCATCTTAGAACGATAACACTGGTGACGAATAATCTTTTCGAGTAGCATAGTTCCAACTGTATCCTCAGGCGAAACTCCTTCATATTTAATAATAGGATCAGTTAGAAATGCCATGACAAGATAGGTAAGAATAGTTTCCATTATCACGAAGGAGTATGGAAATACTATTGATACAGGTTTCCTACTATCAGTATTCTTAACTTCCTTCTCCTTATCATCTATATCTATATACGCAGTTATAACTCGTTCTACTTCATTCCACGAACTTACACGATTAGATATAAGATCATGAGATTCACGTGCTCGAAAGAGGATTTCTTCCTTTAATTTAGTATGAATAGTAGAACCAGGTCTGAGATCTAATTCGTAAGGATAGGAGTAACCCATATCCCTACTCAATACATCAGATGAGCCATAGTTAAGTTGTCCCTGTAGTACTTGAGGCATTATAAAGTTCTCCAGTTATCATAGGGTTTTTCAAAATCAAGTTCTTCATATTCCTTCTCAGTATCTTCACCCATATCAGGCGGGTCGAAGTAGTATGCAAGTTCATCCATAATCTTGTTAATATAAGCAGCTGCATCCATCACGTCCCATAGTTTGGAACGAGGGAAAGAACGAAGTTGAGTTTCTAGAGGTCCACAATTAGCTTTGTTATGATACATATAACCTAACTTATAAAGTGGTGCAAGGTTAGCTATTCTTCCTTCCTTCTTACCAACTGCCTGAAGTTCGATATAAGTAGGATGAAGGTTCCTAACTCTCATTTCATTCTCAATAGGCTGAGATATGAACTGGTGGAGAGAAGTTACTTCGACTCCTAAGATCATACTCTTATAACGAAGTACTTGACCAAACATAGTATCATAAAGTGCATCAGGTCGAACTCTACGACTTTCGATAGCCCGAACGAATATCTTATGAGATTCTCTATCCACTGCAATCGTAAGTGCAGCGCTTTCAGCACTGTGGAGTTGAACAGTTTTAGCTGGGTCACAGATAGTCACGTGAAGAAGACGACTAGTAGGAATTCTCTCATCGACTATAGTCCCATCCTCAGTAACTGTTTTGATAACTAGTTCATCACCATAATCCTCGAAGTACTTGAAATACTCCTCCTTAAACACAGCATCTTCCATGGAGATAGGAAGATTCATTCGCTCCATATAGAACAAGTCCATCAGACCTTTCTGACGATGCTCCTCTACTTCCTGTTTAATCTCCTCAGTGGTCATATAGTTGGCGTCATAAGTATTATAACTAGAGTCACAAATACTCAGACGAACTGAATCCCACTCAGGAGCATCTAATAGAACCTGAAGAAGTGAATCTTCGTGTTTAACTGTATCAATGTAGATAATTGTAGGAGGTTTCCCATACATATCTTCAGTCTTCATAACATCAGAAAAGAACCATTCCTTCTGCTTACCTCGAAGATCTTCATTGCGTAGATCTTCCTTATTCTCTAAATCATCAATTACAATAAGATCAGGTCGATAGTTCGCCCAGTTCAGTCCACGAACCTGCTGACCCATACCACGAGGGAGAACGAAGGTAGAACCAAAAGCTACCCAGGCGAGTTTAGAGAATGTGTCGTCTACTTCGCCTATATCACTAACCTTGATGTTTCCGAATAGTGAACGGACATTCTTATTGGTTAATAAAGTTCGTTTAATATTCTCAGTCTGTAACTCAGCGAGAGTAGCGGAGTTGGACAGATAGACGATAAAATGATAATCCCTAAACAGTATCCCTTTTGAGGCTATAGTCCGAGCAATAGAAGTTTTCCCGAGTCCACGAGGTGCAGCTATAGCCTTCTTATTATTCTTACTATTAATCACGTCAAATATCTGGTTATGAAGGATAGAGAAAGGAGCACTAAAGATCTCTGGAAAAATAGCTCTACACATGAACTTAGTGTCCAGATAGCAATTATGAATAATTGCCTTAGTCTTCTCGCTCATGTCCTTTGTAAAATTATTATCCATAGGTTAATTACCCTTCTCACGCTCCAGACATTCACGGAGTTGAGTATCACGTTCATATAACTTATCCCAAACTCCGAGATAGGTAGATCGTTTTACTATCATATAAGTATCCAGAGAATACTCAGTTCCATTTAGAACAATGGTGTTAGTAGGAACACCTTTATATACAACATCTGGTTTCTTCTGTAACTCACTACAACTACAAAGACTCAAGAGAAGTGAGAAGAGCAATAGCCAGTTCGTCAGCTTTTTCAACACTTGTCTCCTTTGATATGATTTCTAAAATTACTTTCTTTGCTTTGTTCTTGGCTTCCAGTCTTGCATTTAGGCGAACTTTAGGGTCATTAATATGACCCTCATAAGCCTTAAATATTTCAAGTAAAAGTTGACCTACTACTTCTACTGTTCCCATTATACACCTGTGTTGGTTAAGAGTTTTCGAACAAAGTTAGCAAGGAAGCCAAACCCAGCAACTATCATTGGAGTAGCGGTTCCGAAGTCCTGATCGGTAATCCAAGATGTGAGATAGGTAAGTCCTGCTCCCACTACTGCCACACCAAGACCCTTCAGTAGTTTCTTAGCATCTACGTTATCCAGTTTAAATGCAGTACTCATAATATTACTCCTTTTTACTTATAGGTTTAGACATCATAGCTTGTACGACTTTATCCACGAGAGCCTTACTCTCAGGAGAGTCGTCATTTTTATCTACTACCATCCAAATCATAGCTTGTTTAATACTAGCTATATCTGAGAAAGCTTCAAGGATAGCTTTTACTAAGGACTTAAAATCATCTACATTCTGTTGTACCCTAACATGATCAGGACATTTCCTATCTCCCATTGAAGCACGTTTAACACCTATTACCCCAGTAGAAATAGCAAATGAGACTCCGGTCGCGCCTAGTGCCCAAGCCACGGCTTCTAACATTTGTTACCTCAATTCTATATGTGGAAGGTCAATAAAACTATCATTATGCAGATCCTTATCCATGTTAAAGTCTGCACCTAATCTGATCTTTATATTTAGTACATCAGCCATACACTGAATGAAGCCAGCAGTAAAGTAGAATAAAATCCTATCATTCCAGTCAATAGTACTACGTTTAAGTGGTTCAACATCTACAGCACGTGAAGGTAGTGAGTTATGTTTGGAAGTAGGATAAGGAGTTTTAGATTTATGTTCTGCAACTGCTCTATCCTGATCCTCTTTCCCTCTATGACCACAAGATACAACTATATCAATATAATTAGAAACTGCCGTGATTAGACGTTGAAGTTCTGGGTCACATTGAGATAGTTTATCTTTTGAGGAGTTACTCATTGTCATATCTTCATTCCATTTCATCTATGTAAAATAATTTTACGTAGGTTAATATCGTTCAGTCTCTATATAAAAAGTTGTGCTTCCAGTTGTTAAAGCGTTTAAATTACCATCAGTTGAATCAAGTGTTGCATAAATAGCCGTTGTGCCTGTCCATGAAGGAAGATAGCCATTCTGAATCCTACCAGCCGCAATCATGCTTGCTCCAAGTTCAGCCTCGGCATCACCTGACAATATTGCGCCGGCAAGGACATTATGCGGTTCAAGAATTTGAGCAGCACCTTCGGCGGTTATCCCCACCTCAAGTGTGCAAGCACTTACCGTTCCACCAGTATATGCAGCCGTGGTATCGGCATAGATACCAACAATTTTGGTTTTAGCTGGCAAAGTGGCAATCACTATTCCTTTTGTGGTATCGGAATCAGTATAGGCGGCATAGGTTGTGGTGACTTTGTAAAGGTTTCTCCGAATCGAACCAGTATCGTTGACGGTTATTCCTGTTCCACTTCCTGCGGTAATATTGGCGGCTACATTTTTAAGTTGTCCCGTTCCGGCAGGAGTCAGCATCATATCAAGATTATCTGCTCCAGTTCCGTTAGTCTCGCAGGTCAGGTTAAGAGAAGAACCTTGAACGCCGGTAATGGCAAGGCGTTCATAGTCTGCCGTGGCTGAGACGGCGGTATTATAGACATTTAACTTTTGTTGGTTGGTGAAGTTGCGGATTCCGAGAGTGTTGGCGGCATCACCATAAATATAGGCATTAGAGTTAAAATTCAAATAGCCTGCAAGCCACGTTGAGGTATTGGTAGCAAATAAGGCTAATGTTCCATCATAAAACATACCTGGTTGCCCACCACGAAATCCAAAACCAGTATCAATATTTCCCAATTCGGAGTATTGAGGATATGCACCCGTTGTCGGCAAACTATTTTGAGGAACTAAAATTTGACTCCTTACCGTCAAATTCCCATCCACCGTTGCGTCACCAGTGGCATCGGTTAGGGCTTTTACGCTGATGGAGGTAATGGAAACCGTACAGGCAGAAGCAGGAGTGATGATTAATGCACCTGTGGTTGATGCTGTAATGTAGTCAGTGAAGGCAATGGCTCCAGAAGCGGCTATGGTCGTTCCTGTGACACCGCCAAGCGTGTAGGTTGCTGTTCCGCCGCCTCCGGTTCCGGCAAAAGTAACGGCGTAAGTAGTACCTGCTGTGATTGAAACCGTCCCCGTGACTGTAGTCGTGTTGCCGGTAACATGAACCAAAGCCCCGGTTCCAGTCATTGTCCAGGTGGCATCGTCCTCGTTAAAGGAAGATTCGTTCCACGTCAGGAGTTCAGAACCGAGTGTGGCATTGACGGTCAGGTTCTTTCCGGCAGAGGTAGAGCCGATACCTACATCACCAGTAAAAGTATCCCCAGCTTTATCGACTTTAGTTGCCCAAAGGGTAGAATCAATAGTATCTATATCTCCATCATCGTTAGTGTCAAGAAGATGAAGATAATCATAAATGTCATTTTTCTGTGGAGTCCCTGTATCAGTATTCCAACCTGAACCATAAGTCTCAGCTGCCCCAATTCCAGGAATTGCAGCTATAGCAGCTGAAGTATCTGCAGGAGTCATAATGGTAGTATCATCAAGTCCAGCAGTAGCCTGATCAGTAGTAGCTAATTTAGCTATTCCAGCTACACTTTCTGTAGCACTAGGTTCACCCTGAACCATTCCATTTCCTATTTGTCCATAAACAGGAGAAACAAGAAACAGGAGGAGAGTAAGAAATAATCCTAAATATTTCTTCATTTTAATACTCCTATGCTCTCGAAGCAAATTTGAAGGTTACTTTCAGTGATGCATCTCCAGTTACACGAATAGCTCGAAAATTAGAAATATCGGAGGGGTTTTTGAGAGTAAGATTTTGACCTGCATTAAGTAAGTGTCCAATAGCACTTGTAGGAGTAGTTCCATCCAACGTAAAACGAATACTATCAGTTTCCAAAGTACAGAAAACAGCTTGACATACTTTACCAAGGAAGTCACCTGAGGTAGGTATAATCTTAGCTGCTGTAAAACCTATAGCTACGTTACTTACTGTTATAGTCTCGTAACCACCTGAGATATAATCCTTATCAAATATAATATCACCCATTTTAGTTCTCCTTTAAAGATCAATAACTTGACCACTTTCTTTAGCACGTTGTTTGATATCTTCAATATCCTGAGCTGTAAAGTGGCCATGTAAGTGTAAGTTCATTCCTGGTTTTTGTTCTGGGAATCCAGCTCGATTGAGCCACTTCTCAGCAGTGTTGACACGGAGGGAAGGAGATGAAAGTTCTCCTATTGTACCTGGAGTTCCATCGACTACGTCTCCAAGAAGTTTAAGTACCGCAGGAAGTTTCTTCTTTATCTCAGCCATAACATCTAATGTTTCAGCATCTCTCGCTCCCTGCATTATTTCCATCTTATCCTTAACAACTTGTGAATTGCGAGTGTAAGATACAGTAGCTTCACTAACTCCCAATCTTTGAGCTATCTCAGTATTTTTGAGGCCCAGAAGCACTAGGCGAGTTATCTCATGATGAATGTCCCACATTTTAGATACTTCGAAGGTTCGGCGGTCTGAGTGAGGTACGGTGCGTAGGTCTGGGCCTCTATCAGAATCAAAATATTTAAACCTATTATTTCCGTTTCCATTAGAACCCATTTATGCTCCTATAAAAATAGTCTGAGTACATTCACAGACTATTTCTGTAGTTTGAATATCCATTTCTGTATCATAGTGTCCTAAATATTTATGACATTTAGGACACCATACAACCTGAATTATCTGAGCCATTTATCGTTTCCTTCCACCTTTATTACTCTTTCCTGCCTTACTCATTGCAATAGCTACTGCCTGTTTCTGTGGTTTACCAGAATTTATCTCAGTTCGAATGTTATTACTAATAGTTTTCTTTGAACTTCCTTTTTTAAGTGGCACTTAAATCACCTCCTTATCCCTGTGAAGTTTCCTTAACTATCTTAAGTATATTTCCTATAGGAATCATAGCATCTACAACTTTCTCTCCAGGAACTTCAGGTTCTCCAGGTAACGGTTCAGGTGCAGGTTTCCTATGATATAATTCCACTAATGTCGACAGAGGATGATTGTATATAAATCCTACTTCTTTCGTCTCTACCCTCTCACTATTATTAAGATAAATTGCCCAGATCATCTTATTACTCCTTTATAATTATACTTTCTGATTACATTATAACACACATTTTACTGAATGTCAAGGGTAAATTTTTGTGGAAATACTTCCACTAAGATTCATTGCATCTCCCGATGACATGGTCATCTTTGTAAAAATTTTTTACATAGGTTAATAATATTATTCCTATTACTGCTATGAGCGTTAGCGAATACCACAAAATTGTGGGATTGATAAACTTGGACATAATCTGAACACGCCTAGGGGCGAATTTTTTTCTAAATGTTTCCCCTTCGAGTTGCAAGGTTGCAACACTCAATTCAATGCCACAAAAATGTTAATGATTTCACGTGGTTACATGATTTATTAAATAACTCTTGACATTCCCACAATTTTATGGGACAATACAACCATAATCAAATAAGAAATTATATTGATTATATGTTCTTTGACAATTGAATAGATACCGTGTCGTTTCATAACACCACAAAATAGAAAGGCGGTATGTTATGGACGGACAAAAAATTCTCGGTACAAAGAAAATGTCAATCAGTGGAGGAGCGTTACCAGGTAATTTCAAAGCCACGTTTAACCTGACAATTATAGATGATTTGACGGCTGAACAAAAGAATGAAGAAGCTATGAAATCGCTGGTAATAGAATTCCAGAAATGCCGTGGCACGTTAGGCAAACCTAATGTTTCCGCGGAGACCATTAAACAATGGGAACTGGAAGGCACAAAAACGGTTAATGCTTCTGCATTAATGGAGAAAAAAGCAAGAGCACCTCGGACTCCGATGACACCTGAGCAACACGCAGAAGCAATTCTCGCAACAGGAGACCAGAAGAAAATTGATGAGTTGATTAAAAAGTTAATGAATGGTAAAAAGTAATGGTCTATTAACGAAACGGCACGGTAATAATTCAATAAAAAACTAATAATTTAGAGGTGATAAAATGGTCTGTTATAACCACGATGACTGTGAAGTATTATATACAACTAAAGAATGTCCTATTTGTAAGCAGTTAGATACATTAAATAATAGTATTACCAACCTCGAGAACATAATATTTGAGATGGTTAACGATTAACCTTTGTATAAAAATTTTACATAGGAGAATGATATGAGAATATTACCATTACCTGATGAATGTGATAAGTGCAAAGAAACTAAACCAGTAGTAGAACTGGAAGGAATTAAGACTTCTAACCTTTGGTACTTATGCGAGCAGTGTATTATAAAACTATTTGATAAATAATCTCATTCCAATTGTGGTAATTATATAGGGCTATAAATTTATACATTTATACTCTATCCTCTACACAATATTAAATTGCCAATTTATTTTATACAAAGGCAGTGAGTGTAAGTATGGGTTGTAAGAGTGGGTGTATCTCTTCTATTAAAAAAATAAAAAAAAAAAATAAGAAGAAAGAAGAACTACATTAACCTACATATCCATCTTATTGTCAACTTGCTATGTATAATAAATATTGGAAATTTGAATTTGTGTAGAGGATAGAGGATAGAGAGATAGAGCAATAAAATGATAGAGTTATAGATGTATAAATTCCACAAATATTTACCTTTACATTTATGTTTAGAAATGTTATAATGGCGGTAAGAGTAGATAATGGATTAATCACGCTTAAATAGGAGCATTTATAGTATGAGCAGAAGAAAGAACGAAATGAGTTTAAATATAGGATTAAGCCGGAAGGATTTAGAAGACTTGAGAGTCATAGAAGAATGGAGTAGAACTAAACTATCTATTTCTTTAGGCAGTAAACAGGCAGTAATACAATTAGCCATTGAACTATTATCTAATATAGCAAGAAGGGAGTTGGGATTATGAGTAGGCAGAAGAAAACTATTGAGGAAATAGTAGAGAGTGCAGATACTAATTTCCAAGTATGGTGCAGGCGGACTGAATTAGCCACAATAGTATTATGGTATGAGAGTCAAGGGATTAGTGTTAAGAGTAGAAGTTCTTTAGGTAAGTTGATACTGGAGGACTTTACTAGAATGATTGCGAAGAGTGGATTTGGAGGAGTTGTGAGGGAAACTACTGAGGCAGTAGGAATATTAAGGGAGAGGGGATTAGGCGAACTAAACTCACAAGGGAGAGGGGAGAGAACGTTGTTGGGTAAGTTACAGTTAGAAACTCTGAGACCAACAGGGAGAAGGGAAATTACTCAGGCGGAAATAGAAGAATCAATAAGGAGATTTAAAGAGGATGAGAAACCTAAAATAGGTAGAACGTCAACTGAGAATATGGAGATAGTAGATGATGATAGAATAGTTCCTCCTGATGAACAGGACTATTCAGTGGATAACTTAAATAAAGTTCTCAGTGTTATTCCTCCAGATATTATAGCAGACGAGCAGGGCGAGTTGCACAAAGGTAAGCTGGATAAATCTAACAACAACAAAGTTGATGGAGAGGAGGTAAGTGGAGATGAGAAGTGATTATTTACAGTGTTGTCAAACGAATATGCAGATACTAAATGTTAAGATACTATCAACAGGAATGATTCTGGAGTTACGATGTAGAAAATGCGAGAAAAGGTCTGAAATTAAGATTACCTGTGAGTTTGATATGACTAGAAATAAGATTAGAATTGGTAGGTATAGTGTTAAATATACTAGGATTATGTAATTATCTATGTAAAATTTTTATACGTAGATAGGATATAATCTCTTTAAAACTATGCTTGACATATATTATTAGTTATGGTATAATGTATCTATGATTAATAATTTATTTATGAGGTGCAAAATGATTATAGCCGAAATAAAAGTGTCTGATGAAACTGAGTGGGAAGTGAGATTGTTTAACTCCTCACTCACCGCATTTAGAAATATGGCAAACTACAGATTTGTCGCTGTAGGTAGAGTTATGGAGATTTCAACTGAGGAAATTATTAAAGTAGTTAAGAATAATTTAGGATGGTAATAGAAAGGAAGGTGATTTAAAATGACTGGTAATGAAATTCTTCTATGGTTAATACTTTCTGCAGGATTTATGGTAGGAGTAATTACTATGAACTACTGGTTAGAGAACTTGGATAATAAACGAAGGGAGAGGAAACAATTACTTAAAAGATTGGAGGATATATGAGTGAGAAAGATGATGGATTCTACGAGAATTGTGAAAGTGCTTGTTTTGAGTGTGGAAGTACTGAGGATTTAACTGTGTTTTGTCAGGGAGTTGCATTATGTCCTAAATGTATGAAAATAGAAGAGGGAGGTGAGTGATGTGGATAAAAGTAGAACCGCCTGACGAGTTAAAGGGACTGTCTTCAGATGAGATAGTTAATATGTCTATAGAAAAAATGAAAGAATTATATAAGAAAATTAAGGGATTAGAGGATTTACTATATCCTCTTAACAAAGAGTTTCTATTTTGGTGGAAGTTGAAAAAACAGGAATTATTAAAAATAACTCCTATCAAGAAAATTCCTGAGGGAGTTAGTGGAAAAGATAAGGAGGTTTCCTGGAGACTAAAACAAGTTGATATAGAAAGTTTTGTTAGTCAGATGAGTGACGAGAGTCGTATGGCACTATTGGAAAAACTTCAGACACGGAGGAATGAGTTATGAGTAAGTCTTATAGAGAAAAACTTGACTGTCAAGAGTGTGGCTCCAGGAGTTTTCCAAATATCCTCACAGATATTCCTCCTAATCTTGGTCAACTAATAGTTTGTATGAAGTGTCTAAAGAAATATGTCTATTGGAACAGGAGATTCTTTGAACTAGGAAGGGAGGTCTTAAATGGAGAATGAACAGGAAATACAGAAGGTTGAGGAGCCTACTCACTTAACTCCTAGAAAGGTATTAGATATTCTTATATCTACCAGACAGTATAAACGAGCATATGAAATGGCCGAGAGAAACAACATTAACTTGGAGATTAAAGATAGTCGAGGAACTATCTATCAAATCACCAAGGGAGGATGTTTAAGAAGAGCAATTCCTAAAAAGATTAGAAAACGTGCTAGGTAGAATTCTCTATTATATATTCTATTCTATCTTACTATATCTTGGACTACTCTTATATATGTTCTACAACGAACCGTATATAATCGAGTATCCAAGATATAGTGAGCCGACTACTATGGAATTAGCTCGAGCTCATAAGTATCATGGAATCTATTACTCATTTCAGAATAATAATAGAGAATGGTATTTTATAAGAGATGGAAAAAGAGCTAAGTTATTTACTCGCCTATGTAAAAAATTTGTATATAGGAGAACAAATATGACAAGAGATAAAGAAATTACTGTAGATCATATGAAAATATCTGTAAGTTTTGACTATGATAAAGATGATGGATATACTATATATGAAGTTAATGGCATGAGCCAGACATATTATAGCAGAATCTATATAGATAGGATAAAAACTGAACTAGAAAATCAGAGAATAAAGAGTTTAAAATAATTTTAAAACTCCACTTGACAAATATTTATACTTATGATATAATAATATTATAAGAATAAGGAGGATGATTATGAAAAGATTTAGTGATATTAACGAAGTTGCTAACTGGCTACAACGACACAGAGTAATTATTACTCCTGAAAATATCCAGTTAGGCAGGAGAGAAAACTACGGTTTAAAAGTTTGGGGAGCAATAGACTATTTACAATCACTGAGGAATTATTTGACGTTGAGTTTTATAAGATGATATATTTCCACAAAATATTAAATTGACACTTTTCTGGAGATATGTTATCATCATATTTAATCGTATATTATAAAAGAAAGGAGGTTTTATGCACTAAAAGTTTGTGTTCCTATTTAATTTTCCACATTTATTAACATTATTTTATAGAAGGAGTACTATTATGGCTACAGAAGTTACTGCTAAGAAAAAAATTGGAGACGTGGATAAGGCTGCAACTATCGCTTATGATTTTGGAGAAAACCTGAAGGATA